CTACCCTCTTTTACAATATCAACGAAGCCGTTTCCCCCAACGCCGTACCAGTTTTCGCCTTCCCACGGAATAGTCCCTACTCCGTTATGAAAGCGAACCATTCCTACAGGCCATACGATTGAACCCATAATGCAGGCACTTTTGTTGTTTGCGCTGAGCAGTGCTTCTATTTGAGGGTCTAAATGTCTCATGCGCGAATACTCGTGAAGCCAGCAATACTGAAATTTTTCAGTACCAATTTTCTAGACGCAAAATTCAACCCTTGCTGGTTATCGGGTAACATCATCTTGCACATAGGATCCGCAGTAAGAAGTTCCGTACCGTCTGTAGGTATACTCAGAAGTTGAGGCCGAAAACGTAAGGTGCATTCTCCATTTGCATCGGCCACAGCATCTTCGGTGAGCTTGTATAAAAAATTGTCTAACTGAAACCTATCACCTGCAGGGGCAATTAAAGTATTCGCAATTGCACCTCGGATAAGTAATGCAGTTCCGGTTTGCTCCCCCCCATCAACAACTACAGTGCCATTCCAGTCGCCCAGCTGCGTATGCGTGCTATCCCACATCATAAATTCGCCAGCACTACCATCTAAGGCATCAATAAACACATCTAACTCCCGTCCAGCGGCATAACGAATACCCGACCATGTGCCAGTGAATGTCCAATAAGAGCCTGGGCGGGTCCAGACTTCAGATACACGGCTTGGCCCTGTGTTTACCACGCTGTTTGGCACAATTTTGAATTGCAAAGAACTTGGTAATATATGTCGAGGGAAAATAGGTAAGCTCATCGCGCAGCCCTCCATCCTTCGTAAACGGGGCCTCTACCACGTTTCAATTGCGTACCAGCCTGTGCAAGAGTGTCTTCCTGATGCTTTTTAAGAAGCGGAGTTAATTTCGCAATAACCTCTTCAGTGTCGCCACCCGACACATTCCATGTGCTGTTATCTTGTATAATGACGGTTCCTGCACCGCTATCATTAGCAGCTGTTCTATTCATTAAGTTTGCTGTGTCTGCACGGCTCGTAACATACGCAGGGCCTTTTACAATTTCGGGGCCATATTCACCTGCGATACCAAACTGACCAGATGGGATTCGGCCGCCTTTATCAAACATACCTGCAAAGCCAGCCGCTTTTGAAAATGCAACTGTGCTAGCAATTGCTGTATTTGCCGCTATTGCATTAGTGCCTAAAGTTGCAAGACTTACCATTGCGGCCGCAGGAGCCCAAGCAGCTGTTAGCGCAACAGCTGTAGGAACACCAGTAGACACTGCTATTGCAGCCGATGAAGTTGTTGTTGCGGCATCATCGGCTAAATCAGCTTTCCGTAATGCCATTCTTAAAGCCCAGTTTGCGGCTTCTTTAACTCCCACCTCAACCAAAGTAGCTACAACCTGCTTGCCAATAGCTAACGTGACACTTTTTAAACCATCTCCCAAGTTTTCTGCATCAAAAAGAGCACTGGCTGTAGCCTCACCTATTCCTGATGCAAATCGGTCGAATGACTCTGACCACATCGCATCAAAATCAAACTTTGCACCTCTTTGTATTTCAGTTATCACATCAGCATGCCGGCGCTGCTCGGCTTCAATAAGCTGGTTTACTTCTTGGCGTTTGGTTAAATCCTGTTCGGGCAAGCTGTCGCGGTAGGTTGTTAGCGTGTTTAGGTTATCTTGATGATTGGCATTCTCGCGTTGCTCTGGCGTCATGGTACCAACAGCAATACCTTCTACTTTACTTTGCAATAATTTTGCTTGGGAAAGGTTATCTAGCTCTTTTGCCTGCAGAATTAGTTTTTGTTTTAATTCATCGTTGATATTTTTGAGCGCGCCATATTCAATGTCGTAACGTACTTGCGCTTCACGGCTAGAATCACTAAACAAACTAATTTCTTCATTCTGCTTAGCAATCAGCTTACTGACTTCATCATTTAAATTTTTAACCGCATTCTTCTGCTCGGTTCTCGCGTCGACGTCTTGCTTATGAGCATCTAAGCGAGATGCAGCAATAATTAATGCCGCTTTTTCCTCTGCAGATAAATCTTTGAGTGAGCCATAGGTGGTTTCATAGGCCACTCGCGCAGCCTCACCTACTTGGCCGTAAGTGTCCTTTTGCATAGTCAGGTTGTACAGTAGCTTTGCAGCGGCTTCTTGTTGCTTGGCAAGCTCGTCAACGTCGACTAAAGGAGTCTTCCCTTTTACTGCCGTATCAGTAAGCACGGTTTGCAGTTGCTGAATTATATTCGTCAACCGCTCTACTTCTTTTTCCGCAGCTATCACTTCTTCTGTGGTCGTCTCAAAGTAAGGATTGTTAAAACGGTCGCGCATTTCTTCGGCTTGCTGTGTAGCTAATGCTAATTGTCCTGTATATCGCTGCAGCGCAGAACTAGCTTGTGTTCTCGTATAATTAGCAAACGGGTTCATGGTGCTTTGAAGCGCCTTAACCTCATCGTTAAGCTTTTTCGTTTTGTTGGCAGCGTCGTCAGATGATGATGCCCACTCATAAAGTGCGTAAGTGCCCAGTAACACTACACCTGGTATTCCACCAATTGCCGCCCATAAGCCTCGAGCCACTGTCGTCGCTGTGCGAGCAACCACAGAATATTGCGCGGTGGCAACATTTAAGGCTATTTGGCTGGCAGTAACTGCTTGGTTAGCCGTAGCTAAGCGGGTAATCGCACCAGCCCTTAAAGTGTCATTACTCGCTACCGCTAACGATCGTTTAGCGGCGGTCTGTAGTGATAAGTTATATTCATGCTGTTTTTTAGCAGCATTTAAGGTGGCGGCAGTAGCCGATTGCTGTGCTGTCGTCTTTTTAACTAGTTCCACGCCGTAATTACTCACAGCAGCTGCACCACGAACCAGTGCAACTGCCGTTAATGTTTCAACAGCAGTAGTTAATGTTTCGGCATTGTCACGCACGAAAGTTAGTGCTTCGCCGGTTGTTTCTAGCAATGCGCCATAGGTGTTGGAAATAGGATCTTCAAAGGCGGCCACCGTTTGAATTCGCAAGTTCTCGAGGGCATTTTCCTGTGCAGTAATATTATCGATGTTCGCTTTTGCTGCTCCATCGTATTCGTCTAACGCTTTAATTAAATCGTTGCGGAACATCTCACTGGTTACTTTACCTTCCAGCACCAAGTCACGATAAGTTTGCCCTTGTAGGCCAGCAGCACGGGTTATGGCTTGCATTAACCCTGGAATAGGTTCCATTACCTGGTTGAATTCTTGTGCCTGCACTTTAGGCTGAGAGAGCGCCTGCCCTAAGCCGTACATTAAGTTACCAAGCTGGTCAGTGCTAACACCTAGCGCGCTTTGGGCGTTACTTAACCCCTCCATAAGCGCACGCTGTTGCTGCTGGTTAATTATGTCGCCTTTACGCAATGCAGCTAACGAGGCGTAACTTTCCCCCATCACCAGCACAGACTTCCCATGTTCATCAGCTAACGTCGTTAAATAACGCATTGAATTACTGTAGTCAGCGGTATCTTCACTTAAATAACGAAGGCGTGTGCTGAACTGCTGATAATCGGCAAGGGTATCTTTAATATCTACCGCAGCATTTTGCGCAGCCAATAAACCAAAAGACGCAGCAATGTAGCCTGCCAATGGGCGCATAGCAGTACCAAAGCTTCGAGTTTGCGTTTCTAGTTGTTTGATATTTCGAGTAGCGGATGCGGCACTCGTATTTGTTGTGCGCATGCTTCGGTTTAATTCACCTTGGCTAGAAATGACTTGTTTAATCTCGCTCTGCAAATCTTCCAGTATATTTTCGTACTGGTTCATACCCGTTTTTGCAGCGTTTGTTTGCTGCTTAGATAAACTCACTTCCTTATTTAATGCGGCTTGCTGGGTAACCAGCTGTTTAAGGTGGGTGTCTAACTTCGCAACCGCATTTTCTAAAACAGTAAAGCTACCCGCTTGATTGGTAGCCTCTGATTTACCGCGGTTTAATTCTTTATTTAGTGCCACCTGTTGCGCTATGGCCTGTTGATACTCCTGGCGCATACCTTTGGTATTCGCCAGTAAGTTAATCATTATATCTAGGTCACTGTTGCTCACGGGCTCGCTCACATAACGTTGCGACTACGTTGCGGCTGATAATGCGCAGTTTTTGGTAGTCTTGGTGGCTGTATGTCCTGTCACACGCTTGTGCATCTGCCAGAACTGCGGGTAAATCCAGCGCAACCCGAATACCTTCGGAATAACTCCACAAGTCGTCTACATCTAAAAACCAATAAAATGCTTTTTGGTTTTCGGGTAATAATTCCAGAACACGATCTTTAAAGTCGTCATCGGCTTGTAGTTGCGCTTTAATTTGCGCCTCTGTCATGCCGTAGCCATCTCGAAGTTGCGCTACCCACTCTTCTTTGTCGCTATTGCTAACACTAGGGCCAACCCAAGCTTGGGCGGCCTCTAGGAGTTTTTTTCCGCCACCCCTGCATCCATTTTCAAGTACGCGTTATATAGACCAACACGATAGTTGGTATCTGATAACAGCGCTTTCTTGTCAGCTGTGGTTACCTCTTCAATGTCACCTTCTGTTTCACCCGCGCCTAAAATGGCAGCGTCTAGCAACGAGGTTTGACCTTCCTTGGCCAATTTGTCGAACTCTGTTTCGCTGAGGCGTTTAAACCGCACAAAGAAGCTGGCTTCTTCAACTTTACCGCCATCAACAGGTATGTTTACCGTGACTGGCCACACAACCGATTCTTTTTTAACAATGCGTAATTTCATTAACTCACCGCCAACACATTTTTGTTAATAGCGCCATAAGGCATCACGAAAGTGCGTTTACCTTCAAATTCGCCATACCCCACCCCAAGAATTTGCAACTGGGTATTGGAGAACGACACGATGTTGCCTGCACTGGTACCATGTTGCAGCGTGAAGGGTAAAAACACTTCAGCTTCACTATTTATAATGGCGTATGGGTCAAAGTCACCGTGATCAGGTACTAGAATTTCAATCTCGCCTTCCGGTGCAATATCATCGATGCTAACGCCTTCATACCCGGGTAAATCGGTGTAATTAACTTCGTTATTCTGGTCAGAACTAAAATTAACCAAGGCGTATTCGGTGCCATCTAACGAAAAAGTGGTGTATTGATTACCCACTTTCACTGGTTTAGTTTGTGAGAATGCAGGG